GATGACTCACAAAATCCAAACTGGACTGAAATTGCAGCTTAATTTAATATACAATAATCAATTTAACATGGCATAATAAATGCTCAGAGGTAAAAAATGGCAACTTATGTAAATGATCTAAGACTCAAAGAAATCGCTACTGGGGATGAATCGGGGACTTGGGGAACAAGCACTAACACCAATTTAGAACTTATTGGTGATGCTTTTGGTTATGGAACAGAAGCCATAACAACTAACGCAGACACTCATGCAACAACAATAGCAGACGGATCAGCAGATGCAGGTCGAGCTTTGTTTTTAAAATATACTGGAACTTTAGACTCAACTTGCACTATTACAATTGGACCAAATACAGTTTCAAAGGTATGGATTATAGAAAATGCTACCAGTGGTTCTCAAAACATAATTATTAAACAAGGCTCAGGAGCTACAGTAACCATTCCAAATGGAATGACATCTGTAATTTATTCTGATGGAGCAGGTTCAGGCGGAGCCATGATAGACGCTTTAACAGATTTAAATGTTGCATCTTCTCTTAATATAGGTGGATCAGGCGCAGCAACAACAGGTAAAGCTATAGCAATGGCTTTGGTTTTCGGATAAAATTAGGACAATATTATGGCAAATCCAAATTTAGTAAATGTAACTTCGATATACGCTAACAGTATAAATGGAGCTTTAACAACTACAGTAACAACTGATTTATTAACTTGTGCAAGTAACAAGCTAATAAAAATTAATAGCATTATTGTTGCAAATATTGACGGTACAAATGCCGCAAGCGTAACAATGGGTGTTATTAAAAGCGGTGGTTCAGTAGTTTTATTTGCTTCTACTATCTCTGTTCCTGCGGATGCTACTTTGGTTCTTATTGATAAGAACTCAGGCATCTATCTTGAAGAAGGAGATATCTTAGAGGGTGGTGCAAGTGCTAACTCAGACTTAACTTACACCATTAACTACGAAGAACTAGATGACGCATAAGGAGTACAAATATGGCTCATTTTGCAGAACTTAATAACAGCAACGAAGTATTACGAGTAGTAGTAATATCCAACGAGGATGTAAATGCTAATGGCGGAGATTTATCCGTTCAAGCAGAAGAATTTGTAGCAACTTTAGTGCCACATCAAAGTGGTGGCAATCAATGGAAACAAACTTCATACAATAATAGTTTTAGAAAACAATACGCAGGCACGGGTTTTACCTACGATGCCACTAAAGATAAATTTGTATCTCCTCAACCTTATTCTTCTTGGTCGTTAGATGATAACGATGATTGGCAAGCACCAGTTCCTTACCCAACAATCAAAGAAATAAACAGTTTACCAGTTTCTATATTTTGGGATGAATCCAATTTAAGATGGAAAGGACAAACTTTTGATACCACAACTAATCCTTGGACTGAAACCGACTATATATGGGATGCTTCCAGTAGAGCTTGGAATGAGGTCTAGGTATGGCTAGTTCTAATGGCGGAGTAGTTGGTGTAGATAATCCCCCTGTTGCACAACCAGCAGTTATAACAACCTTTAATGCAAGTGCTAATCTAACCACAGCACCATACACAACATCAGTACAATATGTAATTGTTGCAGGTGGAGGTGCAGGTGGTGCAAACGGAAATGGATCAGGCGGTGGCGGAGCAGGTGGCTATCGTTCATCAGTTCCTGGCGAAGCATCAGGTGGCGGAGCATCCGCAGAATCTTTAAGTCCAGTTTCAGGAGCTACAGTTTATCCAGTTGTTGTTGGAGCAGGAGGAGCAGGAACAACATCTGATGGAGCAAGAGGTTCAGTTTCAAGTTTTAATGGTGTAGTCTCTACTGGAGGTGGTGGCGGAAGTTTTGTTGGTCCCGAAAAACCAGGAGGCTCAGGAGCAGGTGCTTCGTATTCAACAGGCGGTGGATCAGGAACTTCAGGTCAAGGCTATCCAGGTGGTGCATCATACTATAATGGTGGTGACAACAATGGAGGCGGTGGTGGTGGCGGAGCAAGTGAAGCAGGAACAAGTAATCCTGGATATGGAGGACCTGGATTATCACCACCACAAAGCGGATATCCTGGTGGAGATGGCGTAGCTTCTTCTATTACTGGCTCACCTGTAACAAGAGCAGGTGGCGGTGGAAGTACAGGAAGATTTACTAACAACGGAAATCCAGGGCAAGGTGGAGCAGGTGGCGGAGGCGATGGAGCTGAACCAGTCTCAGGAACAGCAGGTGCAGGAACTGCCAATACTGGCGGTGGCGGTGGTGGAGAAGATGGTGCTGACGGAAGCGGAACTGGAGGTAACGGTGGTTCAGGTGTAGTTATCATTAAAGAACCTGATGCAGGATACAAAGTATCAGGAATATGGGATATGAACGCTCTTTACGATAATGTAAAAGCAGGAACATGGACAAGTTAAAATGCCTAGATTAGTCGGAGCAACACAAACCGTTACAACAAATGCTGCACAAGTAACAACATTTAATTCAAGCGGAACATTTGCACCAGTAACACCTACCTTTGATGCTCTAGTAATAGCAGGAGGAGGCGGTGGTGGCGTTGAAAGTGTTTCTGTAGGTGTCGGTGGTGGAGGCGGAGCAGGTGGCTTTAGAGAAGTTACAGGCATTTCATCTCCAGGTTCACCAACACCAGTTACAGTTGGAGCAGGTGGTTCAGGCGCACCAAATACAGGTGCTGCTGGATCAAATGGAGCTGACTCCGTAGTTGGTAGTGTTACCTCAACAGGTGGAGGCGGAGGCGGTGGTGCGCCAGGAGGCAGAGCAGGAAATACAGGCGGTTCTGGTGGAGGAACTGCTTTAGCTAATCAATGGCTACCCGAGTACAACGACTCATCTACACCCACAAATGGTAATACACCCCCTACATCACCAGCACAAGGAAATCCTGGTGGTAATAGAATGAATGGTGGATCAAATGTTTCAGGCGGTGGAGGCGGAGCAGGAAGTGCAGGTCAAATTGGTGGAACTGCAACCAGTCCATCAGCCCCAGGAGCATCGGGAGTAGGAACAGGTGGAAATGGTTCACCCTCAACTATCTCAGGATCAGATGTAACTTACGCAGGTGGCGGTGGTGCTGCTGCTCAAGGCATACCACAACCACAAGGCGGTCCTGGTGGTGGCGGAAATGGTGGTTTATATACTCCATCGGGTGCTAATGGAACTGCTGGAGCAACCAATAAAGGTGGCGGTGGTGGTGGTGGAACTAATCAACCTGGAACTGGAGCATCAGGAGCAGGTGGATCAGGAGTCGTTATTATTAAAGAACCAGCTTTTAAAACAGCATCAAGCTGTTGGGATATAAGACAAGTCTTTAGGCAAATAAAAGCCGATGACTGGACAAGCTAACAACAACCTATCTTTTAAAACACATCTAAACTATACTGATCTCTTAAGAGAGAGAAGATGAATCTAAAATGGTATTATTGGTATTTTCAATCAGTCATCCCTGAGAGAATATGTGATGAGATTGTTCGATATGGTAAAGAACAAGAAAAACAAATAGCACTCACAGGTCATGCTAATAGAGACAATCTAACCAAACTAGAACTAAAAAACATTCAAAAGAAACGCAAGTCTGATGTTGTATGGATGTCAGAAAGATGGATATACAACGAAATACAACCTTACATACACCAAGCTAATTACAACGCAGGTTGGAATTTTGATTGGGATTGGTCAGAAGAGTGTCAATTTACTGAATACAAAAAAGGTCAGTTTTACGATTGGCATTGTGATTCATGTGAAGATCTTTACGACAGTCCTGAAAATTTAAATGTACATGGAAAATTAAGAAAACTCAGTATGACTGTATCACTAACTGACCCCGAAGAATACGAAGGTGGTGATTTAGAGTTTGATTTTAGAAACACAGACCAAGGCTCACAACCAAGAATATGTGAAGAAATTAGAAAAAAGGGTAGTGTAATTGTTTTCCCATCTTTTGTTTGGCATAGAGTCAAACCTGTTACCAAAGGAATACGACACTCCTTAGTGTGTTGGAATTTAGGATACCCATTTAGATGAGCTTTAAGAAAAATAAATACCAAGTAATTAAAGGTGCTATATCAACAGAGTTAGCAGATTTTTGTTATCAATACTTTTTAAATAAAAGAGCAGTAGCAAGACATTTGTTTGATGATAAGTTTTTATCTCCATATACAACATATTTTGGAGTATGGAATGATGCACAGATACCTGAAACTTATTCACATTACGCAGATATAGTAATGGAAACTTTATTGCAAAGAGTTAAACCTGTTATGGAAGAACAATCAGGAGTTAAACTGACTGAAACTTATTCATACGCAAGAATCTATAAAAAAGGTGATGAGTTAAAAAGACATACAGATAGATACTCATGCGAAATATCTACTACTATGCACTTAGGAGGAGATGAGTGGTCAATTTTTTTAGAGCCATCGGGTGAAGAAGGCAAAGATGGTATTGAAGTTAAGTTAGAAGTAGGTGATATGTTAATGTATCGTGGTTGTGAATTAGAGCATTGGAGAGAACCATTTAAAGGAAAAGATTGCGGACAAGTGTTTTTACATTACAACGATGCTAGCGGTAAAAATGCAAAAATTAATAAATTTGACAGTAGACCTATGATTGGATTGCCCAGTTGGTACAAAACAAATGGTTGAAGTCTTTGACTGCCCTTACATATCTAAAGCAAACAATAAAAAATTTCAACAAGATTTAATTAAATACACTAAAGAAACTAAGTGTTGTGAAAAAGAAAATTGCAACCACCCAAAAATACAAAGCGACTTAAAAATAAATCAAGCTTTTTCAGTTATTGATGATTCTATCAACAATCTTTTTAAAACTTACTTGGGTACAGATAATTTTAAATTTACTAAAAAGAATGTATGGGGTTATTACGCATCTAAAGACTCACAATTACAAAGTATTGTTCACAACCATATGTTTAAAAAACAAAAAGGTTTACAGCTTTCTGCTGTAATGTATATAACGCCAACAAAACTAGGTACAGATTTTACAGATTTTAAAATAAAGCCTGAAATAAATAAATGGTATCTTTGGCACTCAGGCTTGTTTCATAAACCTGAAGATGGAGTAACACCTAAAGATAGAATTGTTTTGGCTTTATCTAGCGTAATTAGTATATAATTTTAAAAAAACTGAGGTAATACAGTATGGACATATTAATACCATTAACGATAGTAGTAGTAGTTTTAGTTTGGTCTGTAAAAAGATTCAAACCTGAGCTTTGGAGTAAAGCAGTAGCTTTATTCAAGAAATAAAAAACCCCTCATAAAGAGGGGCTTATTAGAAGCGACTCGCAACTAGAAATCAGCCCTGTCAAACAATTCATCAATCATAATGAACTGACCTGCAAAGTCACCGACCTTGGTTCTCTTGTCAATGCGAGTTGCATCTTCAATCACCTTGTAAATCTTTTTGGAATATTCCCAGTCAGGATTTAGGGTATCGATTA